TATATAGTAAATAAAGAAGATTATAAAGGGATTATAAATCCTTATATGTTTCAGAAAAAGGTTGATAAAGAGTTTACTTTTCTAAGATTTGATGAAATAGAACGTTTAAGTAAAGAAGAAAAGAAAATATACGATGAAAAATATGATGAATATTTTAGTATGGAGCCAGAACGAGCAATAGAAGAATATTTACAAATGTTGGAAGATATAAAGACTGAAAAGATAGAAGAAGAGTTTAATGAAGATAGTTCAGAAATTGAATATTCAGATGATTATTAAGTTTGTATTATAAAAATAAAAATAATATATATTGTAATGAGTAAATTGATAGAAGTTATGGATAATCAGTTTGATATGTCAACAAATAAATATATATTTTTATTTTTTACAGCATCATGGTGTGGTCCATGTAAAAGTATAAAACCTAAAATAGAAGAAATAGCTAATAAATTAGTAAATCCGAATTTAATATTTTATAAAATAGATATTAGTGAAAATGAAGAATTGGCTGAAAAAATGAATGTAAAGAGTGTTCCAACATTTGTATTAATAAAAGATGGAAAAATAGTTAAATATTTTTTAGGTGCGAATATAAATTATGTGCATGAATTATTAAGTTTGGCAAATTAATTAAAGAAAAGAAGTAAATAAATATAAAGTAGTTTATGGAAGATATTGGTTCATTTGATGATTTACAATTAAAGGAGGAGTTATTAAGAGGTATATATAGTTATGGTTTTGAAAGGCCATCACGCATACAATATTTATCTATTCCTAAGTTTTTATCTGGTAAAGATTTGGTGGCCCAGGCGCAATCAGGTACAGGTAAAACGGGGGCATTTACTATATCAGCATTAAATAAGATAGATTCAGATGTGAATAAAACTCAAGTATTGATATTATCGCCAACACATGAATTAACATCACAAATAACAGATGTACTATTGGAATTAAATAAATATACAAAATATAGCATTGAGAAATTAATTGGTGGAATGAATACTGCTTCATGCAGAGAAATATTAATGAAAGACCCTCAAATAGTAGTTGGAACACCTGGTAAGATTTTAGATTTAATAAATAGAAAATATCTGTTTACAGATTCAATACATACATTTATATTAGATGAAGCAGATGAAATGTTATCATATGGTTTTCAGGAATCAATATCAACAACAATTTCATTTTTATCAAGGGATTGTCAAATATGTTTATATAGTGCTACAATACCACAAGAAATACTTGATTTAACTGATAAATTTATGAATAATCCGGAAAGAATATTAGTTCAAAATGAAGAATTAACATTGGATGGAATTAAACAATTTTATATTAATGCTAAAAATAGTGATTGGAAAGTAGATATTATTAAAGATTTATATGAAATGATAAATATAGGACAATGTATAATATATATAAACTCTAAGGAAAGATTGAATAAAGTATACAAAGATTTACATGATAATAATTTTCCGGTAAGTTCTATTTCTGGTGAAAAATCAATTCAAGAAAGAAAGATGATTATGGAAAAGTTTAAAACTGGTGAAGTTAGAACATTACTATCAACTGACCTTCTTTCAAGAGGGATAGATGTACAACAATTATCAGTTGTAATTAACTATGATTTGCCAATTGATAAAGAAGTATATATTCATAGAATTGGAAGAAGTGGCAGATATGGGAGAAAGGGAGTTGCAATTAATTTGATAACAGATAAAGATTATAACAAGTTGAATGAATTAAAATCATATTTTGAGACTAAGATAGATGAAATGCCTAATGATATTCATGAATATCTTAAGTTTTAAATGATTTAAAAGATAAATGATAATTGCGTATATATTTAAGTAAATCTTTCTATAGTAATTTAAATGTCTGGGAATATTGATGAATTAAACTTAGATTTTAGCGATGAAATAACTAAAACAGTATCATTAGATAATAATATAAGTGATTCTTTAAGTTTTATATCTCCAAATACGAGCCCTAAAAATGATATTAAAATGGTACACGAAGAACCTAAATTAAATGTGAGTAATACAATGGGTGTGGAGTTTTTAGCAAAAGGATCAATGAATAATCAGAAAGAGGAAATTAAATCTGAATCAGGTCCACCTAAAGTAGATGAGTTTTCATTTTTTAAAAAAGAAGAGAAAGATGATATACCAATAAAATCAGATGTTGAAACAGATAAATTATTAATTGATTCTCGTAATGAATATAAATCGATACATAATATGTCCCCTCAAGAAGTGAAAAATGAAAAGATTGATATGATTTATAAGTTTAAAAAGCTTGAAAATCAGGGTATAAGGACTACTATGAATTATAATATGAACTCGCCTTTAGATGATATGAGAAATGAGTATATGAAATTAAAAAAGCAAAGGGAGATTGAAAACTCTGTAAAGTTTCAGAGGAAAATGATGATGGCTTTTATAACTGGTGTAGAGTTTTTAAATAATCGTTTTGATCCATTTAGTATTCATTTAGATGGTTGGTCTGAGTCTGTAAATGAAGGAATTAACGATTATGATGAAATATTTGAAGAATTACATGAAAAATATGGAGGAGAAGCTGAAGTATCTCCTGAAATCCGTTTATTATTATCACTTGGGGGAAGTGCTTTTATGTTTCACTTAACACAAACAATGTTTAAGAGTTCATTGCCGGGAATGGATGATATATTAAAGCAAAATCCAGATTTAATGAAGCAATTTGCATCTGCTGCTGTTGGATCGATGGGTGGTGAAGATAGTGGAATTGGAAAGTTTATGAATATGACAATGAACGGTGGACAAGGAATGAGTAAAAATAGACAATCTCAGTCAGCTCAAAATATTCCATCTCCCCCAAGAAGTGAAATGGATGGTCCAGATGGTATAGATGATTTAATAAATAAAATGAATCTTCAACCAAATAATATACCAGACCTTGATAATATTTCACTAATAAGTGGAGATACAGATAGAAAATCGGAAGGAATTACATTAAATATTTAAATATTTTTAGTAACTTCTTTTAATCTGTCAATTACCATGTTAATTTCATCTTTATTATTTGAACCTTCTTTTTTTTCTGTATTTTTTTCTTCAAAGTTAAAGATCTCTTTAATGAAAATTACAAATAAAATTGTTAAAAATAAAGATATTAATACATCTCTCGTTGACATGAAAAATACACAAAAAATGAATATTTTTCTTACATATTCATTTCTAATTAAATTACGATGTTCATTATTAAGATCATCAATAATATATCTTGATCCAATGTTAACAAGAATCATAGATAATCCTATAAAATATTTATTTTCATTTAATATTTGAGAACTTTCACTAAAATATTCAACAATTTTATTGATCATTATATATATTATTTTTTTTTTAAATTTTAATATATATATATATATTAATTAATGAGTCTTAATTATGCTTTATTAACAGATATATATCCGGTAGAAAAAAAGAAAAGGAAAAAATCTTCGGTTCTAAGCCCATTAAACTCGGATTTCAAGTTTGATCAAGAAATATATCAAAAACCAAATATTAATTCAAAAATAGATCAATTAGGATATAATCCATATGAATCAAATAATATGGAACATTATGTTCGATTAAATCAAAAATATAACCCGAATGCTAATATTTTTGATAAAGATTATGAAGATTTTTTAGAATGGAAAAAAAATAAATATGAAAAATCTCCACCTTCTCAAGAAAACCCATTGGAAACAGTTAATAATGCGAAAAATCATGAAAATATTCAAGAATCATTTATAAATTATGGTATGAATAATGCATCTAATGATGAGTTTAATCAATTATTATTATATGTATTTACTGGTATATTTATATTATTTATGTATGATAATATATATAAATTGGGTAAATCAAGTATTTAAGAAAATAAACTTTTGGTTTTATCTTTCAATGTATTTGAACTAAAACTATCATAAATTAGATTTTCTGTTTTATGAGTATTAATACTTCGATATGTTTTTTGTGGTTTTTTTAGTAATTTTTGTTCAGGTTGCTTCATAGAAATTTCATATGTTTTGTCATTCCATGAAATAAATATTACATTTGGATCAAAATACTTTACTTTAAATCCATTAGTGGATAAACTATTTAATATATATTTAGTTAAATCATTAATATCATAAAGTGGTACGCCAAAAATAAACTCAGGAATATTGAAAAAGCAATATGTTCTTTCTAATTTAGAATTATATAATATTCTTTGATGACATTGTTTCAAAATTGAGTCGAATGTTTCTAACTTTTTAATTTTTTTATTATTTATTTCTTTGTATAAATCTGATATTTTTAATTGTGACATTATTATAATATCAGATTTTTTTCCCGTCTAAAATACTGGTTATTTTTATGAATAATAATAATAATAAATGAAAGTAGATACATTAATTATATGTGGTGCAGGAACAAATGCTCCACATTATGTTGGGATATTATATGCTTTATTTAAACACAATATAATTGATACAAATATGACAAATATTAAAGAAATAGTAACGGCCTCTGTTGGAATATGGACATCTATATTATTATTATTAAAGGTAGATCTAAAAGTAATTTACAAGATTGTAATTGATACTAATATTAGTAAACTTATTGATTATAGTGATATAAATATTGATTCATTAATAAATAGTTCTGGATTATTTGATATTAATAATATATCAAATGTTATAGAAATTATTATATATCATAAAACTGGTATAAAAAATTGTAATTTAAAGAAATTATATGAAATTACAGGTATAAAAATGAATGTATTATGTTATAATGTAACAAAGGGATATTTAGAAGTCTTTAATCATATAAATCATCCAAATATTAGTTTATCAAAATTATCATCATTGACTATGGCTATACCTATATTTTTTAAACCAGTACTTTATAATGATAATTATTATGTTGATGGTGCGATAGATGATATATCTGATAGTTTTTACAATAGTAAAAACTATTTAAGGTTAGAAATATGTAGTAATACAAAAAATAATATTCCCATGATTCTACAAACAATCATATCACTTGCGAGAAGAAAGAGAGAAAAGATTAAATGTAAAAGGGAAATTTATATTCGATGTGATACAGGTGTTACTAATTTTGATATTTCTGAAAATGACAAAAAAAATATGATAATTAAAGGATATAATGAAACAATTAAACATTTAAAACATTATAATTTATTGAGATGAATCTTCTTTCTTTTCTTCGGGGAAGATTCGCTTCTTCTGATTCTTGGTCATCTTTGATATAATTTCATTTCGATGTGACTCATTCTTCTTCAACGATGTTTCCCAATATGGAAGCATTTCTTTGATATCATTCTTCAAGTCCTTCTCTGCATCCTTATCTTCTTCTACTTCCTTAGTTTCTTCTGCATCCTTAGTTTTCTTAAGTAATTCCTTACCTTCTTCAATCTTCTTTGATAGATTTGTCATCCTTGTATCGTACAAGTTCAACATTTCAATCACTTCTCCATCCGTAAATACTTCAATTCCCTGCTTAACTGCTTCATTCAAAACTGCTTGCTTCAAATCTTCACCAGAAATCACATTCTCAATGATATGTCCATTTGAAAGGCGATTATGGATATCCTGTGCCTTTCGCCTGCGCTTCAAATGGCCATCATCGTGCGAAACACCCTTTTCATTCAAAAATCCATATACACCCTTTCCTCCGCAGAGACTTTCAAGTTCATTTTGGAGGTTTGAAAAGGCTTCATTTGTTAGATTTTGACGAACTTCTCGAAGCTTCTGGCGAGTTTCACGCCGCCATTGACGAGTCTCTGTCTTGTTTTCCTTTTGTTGGACACGATGAGATTGCTTTGAAACTCGTGTTGAAGTCTTAATAGTTTCACCTAGTCCAAGGGAGTTACGGTGAACACTTACCTGAACGGGAACGCTATATCCATCAAATTGTACAATTCTCCTCTGACGCCCATCATATCCAACTACAGTACACTCTTTACCACGTTCAATACGATTGAACCCATCCTTAACATGAATCTTTTTAGAACCAATGTATGTTGCCTTTGTTCCTGGTGTGAAGCTCTTGTTTGTTTCTTCCTTGAGATGACCACCCTTTGAATATGGTCCCTTCTTTTGCTTCTTTCCAATCCCAGTGTGCTCTCCACCGTGTTGACTTGTGATTGGGTTGCGACGACCAGCTCCCATATTTCTTGTATGTAAGTTTGCTGTTGTAAAGTTCTTTTATTTCTCTATATGACTCTGTTTTATGTTTATAATGTTTATTGAAATACAACTTCAAATTTCAATTAAGATACAATCAAATTATACAGTGGTTCTTGTTCTGTTCCATTTACACACTTATCAGACTTCTTCTTACCAAGAGACAATCCAAATTGAGACTTTGCCTGCCATTTATTAAAAGCTTCCATAACCTTGGGTCGACTTGGTTTCTTATATTCCTTAACTTCAGTCCATTCACTAAGTTCGAGATATAGAACATCAAAC